CGAACCGAGCGCCTGAATTTAGAAGATTTATAATCTAAATAGTAAGAGAGGTCGGTATGTATACGCCTTTGAGCAATTGGCGGTACGACACCGGCCTGCACCGGGTTGAAAGCGGGCCTAACCACGAAGGTTTCTTAGTTGTCAGCTCTGGCATCCGAGATTTAGGAGCTGATGACGGGATTATTACACCTGGAGCCCCTAACAGCGGTTTGTGGCACAACACTACGGCCTGGAGAGCTGTTCCTCCCGCTGCTGTATCAGGGTATTGGACTGATTATGAGGATGTTGACTACGCACCTAGCGGTGCTTTAAGTAGTTACGAAGGGTACCGCCCTTTAGGTGTTAGCACAATCGCTAATGCCAAAGTTTCAACGGCGTACGGCCCTCAATTTGGTCTGCGCACTACCGGACAGTCGACATATTTCAATGGTGTAGCTCCGGCGAATCAGTTCTACACGCCCTACAACACACCAGACGACAATACGGCGGCCCAAGGCATAACCGGCGGTGGGGTTACCCACGGTCGATACGAAGGAGGCATGCTCACAAACCCGGCAAACGATACTTCCGGGTCTCGTGCTTCCTGGGTATACAATCCGCCTGTGTACTGCAAAACTTACACAGAAACAATTCGGAGCGATGCTCCCGGATTAATGTCTACCTCTTTGCGATATATCTACCGCGGCCGGGCTCAGACTTACGTCTCTAATTACGGGTCTATTTACCACCAGCTGCCTGAGAGTGTGCGTAACATGGTGCGCACCTTTAGCGCTACGGTTAATTCCAGTAATCAGAAAAATATTTAATAAAAACGCTAAAAATGCGACAACTGCCTACGCATTTTGAGCTTATCCAGTTAAATTAAATATGTAGTTCTTCGGAGGTTGACGCTTTGTTCGTCGATAATGACTTCCCGAAGCTGCTGGGCGCTGAATTATACCGTCCTCACCCTGCATATGTGGTGGAGATGGCAGCGGAGCCTGTGGTTGTTCACGACTTCTCGAAACAACCCGGCCAGACTGTTCAGTTAGACCGGTATCGCTTCTGGGGCAACCCTGGCTCTAAGGAGTCTCGGGAACGTACTGCCGAACAGACCATCGGCACGGCCAACAGCCGGAATATCGTCAAGGACAAGGTGCTCGTGACCCTCCGCGAGTACACCGGTCCTGCCGACCCGTCTGATCCCACCCAGCCCAGCACCTTCAAGATTGCTCGCGAGACTCTGATCACCGCGCAGCGTCTTCTGCTGGACACCGGCAACCTGACTGCGTTCCACCAGTCGATTGGTTCGCTGACCCTGCTGGATGACTATCGCCGTTGGCGTGATCGGGTGTTCATCAACGAACTCCTGAAAGCTGTTTCCAAGGGTCAGTCTTCTGACAGCCAAGGTGGTTACTACTACCCCGGCGATCTTGCCGTCGGTAGCCTCACCTATGCCAACGCCGAGCAAGCTAAGTTCGACGTTAAGGACGACCTGCTGCGCGTGGTGAAGAGCCTGCGCAAGCGTAACGTTCCTACCTACCAGGACGGTTTCTATCGCTGCGTTTGCGATCCTACCTTCCTGATGCACCTGCGCCAGAACAGCGACTTCCGTGAAGTTGCTCGTTATCCCGGCAACGGTCAGATCAACCCCCTGATGTCCTCGATGCAGCCCAACGCTGCCATCTACATGGGTCAGGGCTTTGGTCAAGCCACCTTCGTGGCTGGTGAGCCCATCATGCCCACCGGCTTCGTGTTCGAAGGAGTTCGCTTCTTCGAGTCCACCAACATGCCCTCCCAGAACCAGACTGCCACCATCGGCGGCACCGCTGGTACTTATGAGAGTGCTATTGGTATGTTCTTCGGTCCTCAGAGCGTGGGCGTCGGCATCGGCGGCAACAATGCTCAAGTGCTGCTGAACAACAATGACGACTTCAGCCGTTTCATCATGATGATTTGGAGCCTGTACGCAGGTTTCGAACTTCTGAACGCTGATTTCGCCACCATCGCTTACTCCTTTAACGCTTGAGGAGGTAACTAACGATGGCAATCAACCCTAACCAGATCTCAGTTTCCAAGATCTATCCTGGAAACTACACCAACGTTCTTCGTTACTGGCACGAAGAAAAGTCCGTTACTTATCTAAATGAGAACGGCACCAGCGAGACCCTGACGAATCAACCCGTTGGCGGTCCTGTTGGCGTTATCTTCCGTCCCGGCTGGATTGCTCAGCAGGCTGTCGGTTACGTGGACCTGTCTTACCAGGCCCTCGGCTCCGTCAACCAGCTTGAGTACTACACCACTCCTTATGGCTCTGGTCTGAACGGCGATAACAAGGCGTTCACCTCCGCCGATGTGATCATCCCTTCGCCGGATTATCACAAGGACATCCGTTCCGATATCGCCAACGGTATCAACGTTCCCTCCGGTGCCTATGTGTACCGTGTGGGTCTGCGTCTCGATGGCGGCGACGTGATCTCCAGCGGTGTGGGCGGCGCTTCGACCACTCCCACTCTGGGTCTCGGCCCTGCTCTGGGCGTCGGTCTCACCGCAACTCCCTCCGCTAGCGGCTTCTTCGCCACCGTGGTTGGTTCGAACAGCCGGATCGAGAACGGCTCGTTCAACTCCAGCAACGCCTGGAACGGAGCCAACATGCACGCTGTTACCAGCAGCACCCAGTACAAGCTGTACACCGTGGGCAACCTTGGTGGTTCCGCTGCTTCGGGTCTTGCTCAGGCTTCCGGCGTGTACGATCCTCGCGCTAAAGTGGGCAAACTGTCCGGCAAGGACAAAGCTCTGGCAATCTGCGAAGTTTGCTGGCTTGTTCCCGACGAACCGCCCAAGCGTCAGGACGTGGCTCTGCAGCCCGCCGGTGTGGTGGAATCCTCCATCTACACCAGCACCTCGCCTTCCTGATAGAATCAGGTCGCGAAACACCGGGGGTCCCCTCTTTGGAGGGGACTTTTTTTATTGGCCTCGTGCTGCGTCAGTTAGCAGTTCACGTTTGATTTGTTCGACGCGATCCTCGGGGGATAGCGCATAGCTGCGCCCAAACTCTGCAATATCCATCGCTGTACGAGCCAGCGATTCCGGATTTATGTATTCCAGCATCCCTGCCGTTCTTTGAAGGGCAGCCGGCGAAGCGCCACCTCCTGCTACGCCCATCGCTCGCAGTAATTCGCGCCGTTTATTTTCCTCCGGGTCGGCCGCTCTTTTAGCAGCGTAACGAGTTACTGATGGTGCAATCGTTAATAGATCAGCGGGTGGCAGAGCACTTGCCGCTACGCCAGCTCCGCCCACCGCTAATCCGCGACTCACTGCAGTCGATGGTGATAATCCTGCTTTTAGATTTTGTTGAGTTTCACCAACAACGTTCAGAACGTCGCCCAGGAATGGAATTTTATAAAGTACTTTTTTAGCCGCTGGGCTTACTTGCAGGAAACGCGGTAATCGAAATTCCACCGAGATACCTGAGAACTGACACCTGATTTCAGTTTAAGGTAATATGACACGAGATACTGTTCACATGATGACTGTGACCCAAGAGATCAAAGAATTTACCTACACCCCTAACGGTGTGAAGATTGAAGTTGTAAGTACTCACGATGATGGCGAGTATATGATGGTGCGTTCGATTACAACGGGTAAGGTTTTCTTCGCACACAAAAATCAAGTTATCGAAGAAGTTAAAGAGGCTGAACCAGAAACTAAAGCTGCCAAACAACGCCGTGGTCGGCAGATTGTTAAACCCGAAGTCCCGGCATTTAATCGTGTGAACATCAATACCGCTCCTCCTCAATTACTCACCCAAGTTTTAAAAGGAGTTGGGATTAAAACGGCTACTGAAATTAAGGAACTTCAACAATCGATGCCCGGCGAACGTTTTACAAAGTTGGATCAACTTAAATCAATTAAGAGTATTAACTGGGACGAAGTTCTGGAAAGCGCCGACGTTTACGTAGAATGATTTAAAGGTGAATTGCTGAGACGTGGCCTCCTTAACTCCGCAAGAACTGGAGCAAATCCAGAGTTATCTGTCTCAGCAAGGGGTTGTTTTTCAACCTGATACTACTGACGCCACGAAGCGTGAAGTAGTTTACGCTGCAATTAACCAATTAACGCGTAATCCAGCGCAAGTTTTTGGTTATAAACTTGATGACTTTAACTTCAGTAGGACTGCATATCACCTAGGGTATAACATAGCTACAGTTCCGGCGGGCGACTATGCCCGCCTTGTGGAAGCGTGTAACAGCGTTCCCAGCGAGTTTTATTACGACAAAATTGTTCAGCAAATCGAGCGTTGCGAAGAGGCTGAGCGTCTAACTGAATTGGCGACCGGTCGAGCCACCAGTCGCCAGGAAACAATTCTTGGTGACGTTAGTCGTTCGATCAATATTCAAGACAAGCGAGAAACTGCAAAAATCTGGCGTGAAAACTATTTATATGAATGCGACAGGCTTGCCCATATGTTGTACATTCCGAATTACCGGGACCCCGTGGCAGCCCGCTACCGCTTTGAACGGAGTGGCGGTGAGTTCATTCAAGCTATTCCTGGACCGCCTGATGTCTCCCGTGCGGATCGCCTGTACTTTTACGCAAACTGGCGATAAACGCTATATTTATTAAAGATATCCATAGTCGTATGGCTGCCGAAAATTACGCTGAGGGTCTGCGAGCGATCCTAAATGTCGTCTCCAATCCTCAAGCGTTAAGGCAGATTCAGCGACTTCCCGGGGCAGCTGCGGATCAAGTTCGCGACGCACTGAAAACTTTCCAAGCTGCTGCAGGTAGCGGATCGCTGGGACCCGCTATTCAACGTAAAGTTCTGTTTCCTAACGCTCCGACTTCCCGACCTATTCCAACGCAAGCGGAAAAAGCAACTCAACTTCCGCTGCCTCTTCGTACCCAGAGCGGTCGTCCCGTCACGTCTACTACTCCCCGTCCTACAACGCGGAACGCTGAAACCATTCGAATCGGCAACCGCGAACGCGCTGTGGATATGCCCGAAATTCGGTTGCCTAGGGACAACCGCGATCAGATGAGCGTTTTCTCCGCTCCTGAACCTCAATTTAAATACGGTGTTCCCCCCGCTCCTCGCCCTGAGTGGGGTCCTGATGCTCTTCCGGTTTCTCTCCGCCAAGCTGATGCAGAGACTTCGGCGTTGCTTCAGGGGTTAGAACCCGGCACTGTTTCGAGTCTGGCCCGTCTGGCTGATGATCTCTCTGTTGAATACGGTGTGCCTGCCGGCGAAGCTCTGAAAAACATCACAGGTCCCCAAGGCACTGATTACCTCGCGTATCTCAACACCTCCCGCAAGATGGCGCCCTCCCCGGGCGGCGCAGGCGGCGGTATGGTTCCCGGCGGAGCATCTTCCATGACTCCGTCCAGGGGCGGCGCTCTGGTTCCATCCCCCGGCGGTGCCCTTGACGACGCAGCCCGTCGTGCTGCAGATGCCGTTATCGAAGCAGATGTGCGTGTTCTCGAAAACGCTCCTCAAGCACTGAGCGCTGTGGGATCGGCTACGACTGATCTGGGTCGTGCTGTTCGGCAACTTGGGTTAACTCCCACACAAATCAAAGCTCTTGTCGGTGGCGGTCTCGGTATTGGTGCTGGTTTGGGGATCGGTTTACTCGGGCGAGAGGATCGGGAAGAGACCTCTCCTGATTTACGCCTGACTCAAGATCAGCTTTATCCCCCTCAAAAAGGTGCTGCGGGTGCTTCTGCAGCCGGAGCTCGGGGTTCAGGGGCTGATCGCCGCGTTCCTTCCATCGTGGGCCAAACCGGCAGCGGTCAAGTCGTTATTACACAGAACGACGGCGAAAGTGCTTACCGCCAGGCCGCGGCTAATGCTGCTGCGGCTGCCCGTTCCGCAGCTCCTGGTGCTCCTGGTGCCCCGATGGCCGCTCCCACGGCGGATCCGAATCGTTCCATCGCTGACTATTACCGTGCTCGCCAACAGTATGTTGAGCAGCCTGGTGTTGCCGAAGATTTGATTCGGCAGCTTTCGGGTATGCCTGGCGTCGCTCCTCAGACTCCCGTTTGGGCAGCGCAGAATCCCGCTCTCGCTTATGAGATGCTTCAGCGAGCAAAAGCTCGTCCTGATTTATCTCAACAAAGCCCCCAAATTGAAACCATGTCCGTGGGCACTCAATTAGGGGACAATAATGTTAATAACGCCGCTGCTAATGCTGCGTATGGTGCTTCGGCTGAAGTGGATCGTTCCTCCGGAGCCGCGGATTTAGAAGATGCAACTCGTCCTTTAATTCGGCCTAAACTGAATTATGTACCTCTCGGCGGTCGTTTTATCGATCCCACTGGGGTTCGCCCGGTAACTCCTTTCGGTTGATCGGAACTTAAGTTATGTCCGTTTATTTCAACTCTCCGAGTTCTTTAGGAAATTTCAATTTCCAACCGGTCCCTAATGCTCCTACGAGCCCGACCTTTACTGCGGATTCTTTTACGACTCCGGTAACCGAACCTCTTTATCTGTCCGGTGCGCGAGCACTGGGAGAGCCTCAGCAACCAAGCCCTATTCAGCCTGGTGCGGAAACGCAAGCCGCTCAACCTGGCTGGGGTGAAAACTGGGCGAAGTTTCTGGGTGGAATCGGCAAATTAGGTGCCGGTCTTGGTGCGGGAGTTGCAGCCGCACGTGGCGATATGCCAATGGCCGGTCAGCTTCTGTCTAGTTATTTTGAGGACAAAACCGGGGACACCAGCGGAGATTCCTTAGCTAAGGCTCTCAAGACTCTCCAAGATGCTGGGTTAATTTCTGCATTCACCCTGGATACTGGCGACGACACAACCAAGGTTGTGTAACTTTTATTAAATACCAGAAGCGTCATGGCCTCGACAAGCACAAACAAGCAGCCCTGCCTGATCGACAGGCCCTTTCTGCGTGGCGCGAGGATCACCAGTGCAACCACTACGTGTAACCCCACAAACCCGAATCTCACTGATTTGATTCAGTTGGTTCGGGTTGGCGATCTTCCTTCCGAAGATGCGGCTCTGGTTGAAGATATCACTATCGTCAGCAACGAGGGCTATCCCGATAACAGTGGTCGCCGTAGTGTTGACCTGGGTCTCTATGTTTACGCTCCTAACCAGTCTGCGCCCTCAACTTCGGCCGCATTAATGGTTGGACGGGCCGAGGTTGGTCTGAGTGGATCTACCCGCGGTATCCCGCAAAGTTTCCAGCTGTTTGCTACGAATGCTCCTACCCCTCAGGTTGGGGATACTAGTCTCTTGGCTCCAATTCAGATTGGTAAATCTGAGGGTCTGTATTTAGAAAAGGGTTACATCCTTTGTGCCGGTTATATCGGTAACGGCAGTACTGCAGTTTCCGGGGGTCTGAGTCCCTCTGGCATCACGATTTGGGCTCAAGGCGGCTTCTATTGATCCAACGTGGCACGCAAACGCGGCTCAGACGATTTTAATTTCAAGTCGTTCAAGGCCGCGAAGAATATCGAGCTGCCGTTCAATGTGAAGGGCGCCGACAACACCAACGAGTTAACTAATCCTTTGTCGTTTAAACGCAGGTTTCGCCCTGCGCTGAACACAAAGGATTTTAGTTTAACCAGTGAATACGATTACGCGTCTCTGTGGGTGCGATGGAGACGCGGATACGAACTAAGTATGTACACCCAAGAGGCGTACGGAGGATTGACGTATTCGTTTAAATATTTTGTGTCGGGTACACCCGGTCTTGGTGTTTTCCTGCCGGGAATGTGTTTCATGTATCCCACAACGCGTACGGACATGCGTATGCACATGGTGGGAATTCGGCCTCGCGATTCGTTTAACTTCCTGAATTTTGGTTACTCTATTGTTTCTGTTGTTGATTATGACGCTGACACATATGCAGTTAAATTAAGTTCTACTTTCGGCGCTCCTATTTCGTTTTTTACGGGTGAAGTTTTATCAAATAGGTTTAACGCAGATGGTACGGAAAAACAGTTTGGGTATAACAACTATACAGTTACAGCTGTTGGCATAGATAACGTTCCTGCAACTCCTTCTTATATACCGATTTTCAACACACTCTTTCTGTCGCACAGTACAAAAAATAGTTGGTCGGTAGTCGATTCCAACACGCTTTCAATTCCGGCAACAGGTCCGCCCGCCGTGGGGGAGTATCTGACTACGGAGATGCGCTCGCAGTGCACTTGTCCTGATTTCTTAGGACGAGAAAATTTTAATTTGTACGAAGCTTCGATTCGGCGTAAGTACCCGAGAACCAGACCCCAGAACTTAGATCCTGGTTTTTACGATGCTGGGGTCGACGGCTCGCCTCGCTTAGTCGACGCGCAAGATAACCCTGGTTTCGCTCGAACGTTTGGTTTCATATACGTCAACGATATCTACAATATTCCCACTTTCTCTGAAGCTAGTTATTCTGATCCTAATTTCTTCTATTATCAACCCAAGTGGTGCAAGCACATATACGCCGCTATGTGGGATTTGCAGCGCAAATATAACCAAGAGAATGCGACGTCTCCTTGGCTACCGCAGCCCACTGACGAACCGCTGAATGAGTATTACCGGGAATATTTTGAACGTGAGCTCATCAAACAAACTTCCTTTTTAAAGCGTGAGAAAGATCTCGTGTGGTGGCAACGGTATAGCCCGACTAAGAATGACATGCCGACGCACATGATGTACCCGGATATGTACAACATGATGACGAAGACTCTTAACGCTGGGGGTTTGGACGGACCCAATACGCTGCAGGCTCCCAGCTTTGAGATGTTTACAGTTGATCAGTTCGATCCGTTTGATCCGGCATCTTTCGTCGTTAATACGTATGACGGCGGCACATACGCTAACGGTGTATTGGTGAATCAACCGACTAACATCTTTGATGGAGGACAGTATCTGAATGGTGTCCTCATACCACCCGCTGGTTTCCCTTCACTTATTAATGGTGGCACGTATTAAATGACTTCTACACCCGTTGTTTTACTTCTGAAGCGCTCAGGTCAAGCTTCGGATCGGCCGCAGACTTCAGTTATTCAAAATGGTGAGCTAGCTATCGCTGTCGGTGCTGCAGACCCGGGCCTTTACTTTGAAGATTCTGCAGGCGCTATTCGTAAGCTCGGCCCATCAGCGTATGGAACTACTGCGCCAAACTCAACACCCGTAGGATCAGCTGGTAACTCCGTCGGAGAACTGTGGACAGATAGTTCAACAGCTTCGTATTACTTGAAAGTTTGGACAGGGGGTGCCTGGCAAAAGGTAGGTGCGGGCTTCGCAGATACGGCTACGACAGCAGGGACGGCTACAACCGCAACGTTTGCAACACAGGCCGGTACTGCAACATTAGCCTCAGGCGCTATATTGGCGTCCGGTGCTGTTTTTGCCAGTACTGCGGCTTTAGCGTCCGGCGCTATTTTGGCATCCGGTTCGATCCAGTCGGCCAGCGTGGTGCTTAGCGGGTTACCCTCTGCGAGTAATAGTCCGTCTGGCGTTCTTGTATACCAAGTCCAGTCTTCCGGTACTTTTGCGACCGGACTTTATGTTCGTGCTCTGGATACTTGGGTTTTAGTCTAAGGGCGTAATGTGCTCTTCAGGAACCACGCGGCTTTGAACATCTCTCCTACTAATTCGGCTAAGTAGTTCTCTACATCCGGAGCGTCTACTTCTTTAGCGAGTTTTTGGACGTCTTTAGAGGCAAAGCCGCAGGCTTCCAGATTTTTTAAGTAAACCGTAAGCCCTTCGCGTGTTTCGTAGCTTTTGACGTGTTTGAAACCTTTATAAGCGCCTAAGAGACCCCTTTCGCACATAGGCATTAAGAAGTCCATAGAGCGGATAAATTCCGCTAATTTGTCGAACTGTGTTATATGTGCGTCGTATTGTTCTTTTAGGAATTCGTGGATAGGGAGAAATAAAGGCCCTTCTATATTCAGATGTAACAGATGACTTTGTGTGTAAAGCTGATGTACATAAGAGGACAAAGACACCAGTTGAGTGATTAATTCCTCAACTGATGCCTTTTCCTGCTCTTCCGGCCCTTCGTAAATTTCCGCCTGCTCCGTGGAGGGGACAGGAGCGTTATTGAAGGAACCGGAGAAAGTCATTTTCGTTTATCAGAAAGATGCAGCGCAAGCCGCAACAGGCTCAGCAGTTTCCACTTTAGCTGCGGAGGAAGTCTTCAGGTAATCTTCCAAGGCGTTTTTGTTAACGCGATACAGAGATTTAGCGCCGTTTGGTTGCAGATTGATGAAGATTTGCTTGGGCCAGCCGCCAGGCTGATTGGATTCGGTAAGTGCGATACGCTTACGCACGAAACCAGAACTGCAATTGAGAAATTTAGCAGTCTCAGCGATCGTCAGGAGGTTCTTGTCCTCTTGCATGACGCAATAAAAAAAGAATTACGAGAGGAACTATAGAGCTTTTTCTGAACTGCGTGGTCCTTTATGGCGGATTTCAAGGAGTCTTTATTTTTCGGTTAAGAGCTGTGACGCCTGGGTCTCGGATAAGATAGAGGTAACGTTTTGCTGCCTCATGATTCGTTTAGCTGGGGAAGTATTTAAAAACTATAATGTGCCTAAGAGAGATGTTCAGGGCGGTAAAGAGTATTCTGTAGCCGCTAAAGAAAACGGTAAAGTTCGATTAGTTCGTTTCGGTGATCCGAACATGGAAAACCGTAGCGATGAACCTGATCGACGCGCTGCATTTCGTTCTAGACACAGCTGTGACGAAAAGAAGAGTAAATTAACTCCAGGCTATTGGAGCTGCCGCTCCTGGTGACTGTAATCTTAAACTAAGTCTGTGCTTTTGCCTTCAGCTTCCTGAAGACAGTACAGCTAGACTTTGAGTAACCGATTAGCTACGATGGCTTCTCGAAAGTCGCAAGGATCTCAAGGTCTTAGCTGCAATCTGACACTTGAGGATGAGTTTGTCTTGACTCGGATCCGAGCGGAAGCCCACGCTCTTAAAGATAAAGATCGGGATCAGTACTTTTGGAATACGGTTTTTAAGCTTATTTGTCGTGAACGAGCTTATAAAACCGTCATGGCTGAGGTTGGAATTGCAGTAGATACCAATATGCGTCTTTTTGATGACGAAGCTCCGGAATCTTAGTCTGAGTTCTACGTAAAATACAATTAAAGATTAGCGAAGCAACGTGGCGCCTAAAACCGTACAAGAACTTTTCGGACTGAAACCAGAGGAAGTTACTGCTGCAGCGGTTCTATCTGGACTCGAAGGTTATCGCGGTGGGCGCGGAGAAGATGTTGCTGCTGTGATGGCTAATCTCCTCTCACGCAGATTGTCTGGGAAGTGGGGCGGCGTAGATATAAGGAATATCGCTAAAGCACCTGGACAATATGAAGCAGTTTTTAAATATTCTATGGATCAGCTTTCTGATCCTAATTTTGCCGCAAAAGTACTCGGGGGTCCGGCAGAGTTTCAGAGAGTACGCAACATTATTAATGATCCAGCTTTAGTTGGGCAACAGTTTCAAAAGTCTCGCGGTGCACAATCTTTCCGCGGGGTTGCTGCATACGGCAGTAAAAAACCCCAAGATTACGTACCTGTTCCTGGTAAGAGTAATTTCTACTTCAACCCTATTGATCAAGCCGCGTTCCAAAAAGGAACCTCCTTGTTTGGCGGCGCTTCGGCACCGCGTTTTGCCGGTAGCGGTGCGCCGGCACCCGTAGCAGCAGGAACCAGAATTCAGCTTCCTCGGTTCGATCTGCAAGGAGCGTTAAAAAACTTGTTATTACGTAGCGCCGTGGAGGGCGTCGGTCAACCAGGATCCGCTGCAGAAAGCATTCAATTGCAGCAAAAAGCTGACGAATTAGCAGATGCCGGTTACGAAGATTTAGCGGACGTGATGGAGTCTCAAGCCATCTCAAAGATGGTTCAGAATACACAGTCTCAAGGATTGGACCCGGTTAACTTAGTTCAAAATATTCTCAAACTTCGTAATGAACAGGAAGCGTATAATGCAAACGCTTCCAAAAT